TGCCAGCACCTCTTTCCTGATGTAACTTTATTATATCACTATTTTGACCGAAATCAAGTAAAAAATGACTTGACAAGTCACTAATTTTGATGTATCATTGCGGTAACTCCAAAAGTTACTAAAGGGGGTGACATGATGAACGTTGCGCGCCTGAAGGGCATCATTGCCGAAAATGGACTTTCCCAGCGAGATGTTGCAAAAGCAATTGGCATGAGTGAGAAAACCTTCTATACCAAAATGAAGAAGGGAAAGTTTGGCATTGATGAGGCAGAAGCAATGATCCAGCTTTTGAAGATCGAAAACCCGGCTTCTATTTTTTTGACCTCGAAGTAACTTGAAAAGTCACTACAATTAGTGAAGGTGAAAAGCTGGGAACCACTAGCAAGAGAACGGAGGCAAAATAGAAATGAAAAACTATCAAGTATTTTACTGGATTAAGAAAAACCGTCACGAGTATTTGGAGCATATGTTCGTAAGTGCAAACAACGCCAAAGAAGCTTGCCAAATCTGCAAGGAGCAGGTTAAGGCGCAGACCGGCAGAAACGCTTTCAGGCCTACAACAAAGGTTACTGATCTGAACGAATACAAGAACCTTCCGCATTTTGTTGTCAACTGATAATTTGATAAAACCCCGGGCGGTGCAACCCGCCCGACACAGAAAGGATAGATAAAAATGACAGTTTTGATTAAACAACGGAAGCCAGACCCCGACACCCTAGAACGGCACGATTACGTCCGTGAGAATGTCGTAAAGGTGAAGGTGTATAAAGGAATCGATAAGTGCTACTACCTGTATTTGCGGGATGAAGAAGGAAACTGTATCCATTACAGCCTTTCTTGCTTTGACTTCGTGATTCAATAAGCCGAAACGGTCTGAAAAGGCCGTCCGCAGGAACCGCCCCACCTGCGCCGATGATGGCAGGGCAAACGCCAATTTCAAAAGGAGGTGAGTAAATATGATCCATAAATGGATTGTGGTCGGCCCCAAATGCGGCAGAGATAAGAATGGCACCTTCCGGTGCGTGTGCGGAAGGTGCCGGGAGTTACCTCACAATAAGAGCCAAAATGGAGGCAACAGCAGCAACGACAGCTGCCAGAGCTGAGACGGCGCAAAGTATTGTAGTGATTACAAAGCGTTCTTTCTCCGTTTGCTCTTTTGAGGCTGGGGTTTCCACCAATTGATGAATTTCATCAATACCGGGAACGTAGTAGCGTTTATCGGATTCTCTACGAAACATACTCTGATTCTCCTTTCTTTCATACTCGGCTGTTGCAGCAGCCTGTAGGAACATTATAAGGAACTATACAGGGCAAATCAAGGAGGTGAAAAGGAAAGCGTATGTTACTGGTAATTTTTGTGATTGCGGCGATATGCGGCATAGGCTGGTTCAACGAACGGCTTGATAAGTGTGCTTTGTACAGGTATTGGGCTGAAAGATACCACGAACTTCCGGCAGAACAGGTGCTGGAGGAGCAACGCAAGGAGATCCTGCGCCTGCTATTCAAGTTTTAATCTACGCGCCCAGGATAGGGAAGCGACGAGTCAAGGAGGTGAAAAAGGTTTGGAACTGACGCTGCGGGCGGCGAGGGTCAACGCGGGACTGACACAGGAGCAGGTGCACGATCGGCTGGGGATTGCCATGAGCACGCTGAGCCGGATTGAGTGTGGGAAAAGCTCGCCCAGATATAAGACCCTTTGCGAGCTGTGCGAACTGTACGGAATCTCGGTTGGACAGCTCAAAAAAGAATAGAGCGGGACGCTGGAACATCCCGCTCAGTTGGTAGAGCAACTTACTTCTTTTTGCTGGGTCGCGTCTGAGAGAGGGCACTGCCTGCTACGCTCTTAGACTTGGCACCATACCGGCCGTCGGACAGAATTTTGGATGCTTTCGTTGCGACGGCGGGGCTGGTCTGCTTCGTGTTCTGCTTCGCCATATTTTTTTCTCCTTTCGTTTAGAATAAGCCAATTATACTATATATTGCGTCAATTTCAAGATGAAAGCACAAGATATAGCGTAAACAATTTGTAAACGTACATTCGAGAACGGTCGAATAGAAGCGAAAATAAAAGAAACAGGCAAAAATCATTCCAACATCGATCCGAGAACAGGAGGCACAAACAAATGACACCATCTGAAATCCTCAAAAATGAGGAAGCGAAAATCACACAGCGAACCGGGCGGTATATCCCACCCTACCGGATGGCCGCAATGATGGGGTGGGCCATCCTGGCGGCAACCGGAGAGGGGGAGTAGATATGCCCAGAATCCGACAGAATGCAGAATGGGACACCATGAAGGATTTCCTCTCTGAACTGAACGCCCAGCGGGGCCGGTTTGGCTACAGTACCCAGAAAGCCTTCGGCGATGCCATCGGCGTATGTCAGGCCACCGCCGGAAACTACCTGAGAAGGCCCCAGAGCATTCCCTTCTGCGCGCTGCGCTCGATGGTCAAGACCCTCAGACCCAACCCGGAGGTAGTGCTCAGGGCACTGGGCTACACCACCCAGGACATCAAAAAACTTGTAAAGGAGTATACCTAAATGGAAAAAGAAGATCTGGAAGTCATCCGCATGGTTTGCGGAAATCCCCGGCGCAGTGAAATGCTGATGGATGTGGGGATCATCGTGCCTCTGAAGGAGGCGGAAGCCTTCACAGCCTGGCAGGCGGCGCAGAAACAAAAAGAGGGAATCAGAGGGCTTGCGCTGGCCATCGCCGGACTGCTGGTTGTTGTGATTCTCACCGTGATTGCACTGATTTAGGAGGTAAAATAATGTCTGAAGAATTTGAAATCCTGTCCAGAAAAATCGATACCCTCACCGAGATTGTAGCATCTAGCAGTCCTCGGGCTAGAGAGCGGGTAAGACGGGAAATGACGTGTGCTGGCAATTCCAAGGTTCCCGCCGAGAAGAATCCCAATGCTGAGAATCTGGTTCGGCAGATTCTGCTGGACATCGGCGCCCCGGATCATCTGATCGGTCATCCTTTCACGGTGGAAGCGGTAGTACTGTGTGTGAGCGACAGCAGCTATGCCAACGCCATCACCAAAAAGCTCTATCCCCAGATCGCTGCCAAGTTCGATTCCACCGCAACCAGAGTGGAGCGGGCAATCCGTCATCTGATCGAAATCGCCTGGGACAGAGGAGACCTTGATGTGCTCTACGGCTACTTCGGAAACACCGTCAGACGTGACAAACCGAACCCCACAAACGGGGAGTTCATCGCCCGGATTGCCAATGTTGTCCGCCAGCAGTTGGAGGAGATGTAAAAAAGCCGCCCGCCGATAGACAGATCGGCAAGGCGGCAAACGCAAATACACACATACATAATACATTGAAATTGAGGTTATGTCAATGGAATCAATCAAAATCAATGCGCTGGAACTGGAAAATGTGAAGCGTATTCGGGCGGTAGCACTGAAGCCTACACCGTCTGGCCTGACCGTCATCGGCGGGGACAACAATCAGGGCAAAACCAGTGTACTGGATACCATAGCCTGGGCTCTTGGTGGAGATCGGTATAAGCCAAGCAACCCGGAACGGGATGGCTCGGTTATCCCGCCCAGTATTCGTATCACCTTGAGCAACGGCCTGGTAGTAGAACGGACGGGGAAAAACAGTGCGCTGAAAGTCACTGATCCGGACGGGAACCGGCATGGGCAGCAGCTGCTGAACAGCTTTATTGAAGAATTCGCGTTAAACCTGCCCAAATTTTTGGAGAGCCCGAACCGGGAAAAAGCCAACACGCTGCTTCGAATTATCGGCGTGGGAGACCGCTTGCAGAATCTGGAACGGCAGGAAACGGAGCTTTATAACCGCAGACGTGTAGTGGGGCAGGAGGCTGATCGAAAGAAAAAATTTGCCCAGGAAATGCCAATGTACCCCGATGCCCCCACAGAACCGGTTTCCGCGCTGGAACTGATCCAACGGCAGCAGGCGATTCTTGCTATCAACGGGGAGAATCAGCGCAAGCGGCAGATGGTCTCCCAGCTGGAATTTACATGCCGTCAGTTCCAGAGCCAGATAATGGAGTTGGAAAGCAAGCTTTCGGACTTGCGGGGTGGGTATTCTGCGGCCTTGGCAGATCTGGAAACAGCCCGGAAATCCGCAGAAGACCTCCATGATGAATCTACGGCTCAGATCGAACGGGATTTGCAGAATATTGAAACCATCAATGTGAAGGTTCGTGCCAATGCCGACCGGCAGAAAGCGGAGATGGAGGCGCAGCAATACTGCCAGCAGTATGACGACCTGACCAACGCACTGGAAGATACCAGGCAGGAAAAGCGGAACCTGCTGAACAATGCGGTACTCCCTCTTCCTGGGCTTTCTGTAGAAGATGGGGAACTGACATACATGGGCAAGAAGTGGGACGGCATGAGCGGCAGTGACCAGCTGAAGGTTGCTACTGCCATTGTTCGGGCACTGAATCCCATGTGCGGCTTTGTACTGATCGACAAGCTGGAACAGATGGATTTGAAAACCTTGCAGGAATTTGGGGCTTGGCTCAATTCCCAGAATCTCCAGGCTATCGCTACCCGGGTCAGCCGGGGAAGCGAGTGTACCATCATCATCGAAGATGGACAGGTCGCCGGGCAGTCCCTTGAGGATATCCCCGCACCGCGTCCGAATAGCTGGAAGGCAGGTGTGTTTTAATGCTGAGTATCATGAGCGGGCGGATCATAAAACCGCAGAAGGTAGTTATCTATGGCCCGGAGGGAATCGGAAAGACCACCCTCGCTTCCCACTTCCCGGATCCTGTATTCATTGATACAGAGGGGAGCACCTACCACATGGACGTTAAGCGGACACCAAAGCCACAGTCCTGGCAGGAGCTTCTTAGCCAAGTTGAGCAGATTTCCAAAACACCTAGTATCTGCAAGACATTGGTATTGGATACTGCCGACTGGGCAGAGATGATCTGCACCAAATCCGTTGTAGACAAGTACCAGAAGAAAAGCATCGAGGATTTCGGCTACGGGAAAGGTTATACATACCTCCAGGAAGAGTTCGGAAGACTGCTGAACGCTTTCACTGATGTCATCAATGCCGGTATGAATGTGGTAATGACCGCACATGCAAAAATGCGGAAATTTGAGCAACCGGATGAAATGGGAGCCTATGACCGTTGGGAGATGAAGCTGAGTAAGCAGGTTGCGCCCATCGTGAAAGAATGGGCGGATATGGTTCTCTTTGCCAACTACAAGACTTATGTGGTTGCCACAGATGACAAGGGGAAAAAGCATAAGGCTCAGGGTGGTTCCCGGGTGATCTACACTTCCCACCACCCCTGCTGGGATGCCAAGAACCGGCACGGGTTGCCCAACGAGATTCCTATGGACTATTCCGCCATTGCGCACTGTATCCCAGACAGTACAGCGACACCGGCAATTGCGCCTCCCCCGTCTCCTGCACCGCAGGTATCTCCCGCTGAGTCTGTTGTGCCGCCAACTATTACGGAAGATGTGCCGTCCAGAGTGAAGTCCCTGATGGAGGCCAGCGGCATTGCAGAGGATGAGCTGCGTGAGGTATGGAGCCAGAAGGGATATTTCCCGAAGGATACCAGATGGGAGGTGCTGGAAGCAGAGGGCTTTGTAGACGGATGGATCCTTCCCAACTGGGAGCGGATTGTGGGCGAAGTGAACAAAAAGCTTCCCTTTTAATTTAACTCTAAATCCAAATTAACAACTATGGAGGAATCATAATGAGTGAATATCAGAATGACGCGCATGAAATCGGATGGGGTGACCAGATCGTAGCAGACGGCGGGGAGTTTTTGCTCCTTGACGAAGGCGATTATGACTTCACGGTCACGGCCTTTGAGCGGGGACGTTTTCCCGGCTCTGCCAAAATTCCCGCCTGCAACAAGGCTGTACTGACGCTGACGGTGCAGACTTCGAAGGGTGAGGCAAACACCAAGTACGACCTGATCCTCTGGTCGAGCTTAGAATGGAAGATTTCCGAATTCTTCCGGTCTATCGGACAGAAGAAGTCCGGGGAGGCTTTTGTCCCCAGATGGAATGAGGTAGTCGGCTCTAAAGGTCGGGCGCATTTCAAGCCCCGGAAGTATCTGAAAAACGGTGAAGAGCGTCAGGTGAATGACATCTCGAAGTTCTACGATGCACCGCAGACGCAGCAGAACTATGCCTCGGCTCCTCAGAGCGGATGGCAGCAAGGTAAATTCTGATGGAACTGAGACCATATCAGCGGGAAGCTGAGAATGCGGTACTTGACCAGTGGGCATCCGGCGTAAGCCGGACGCTGCTGGTGCTGCCTACCGGGTGCGGAAAGACCATTGTATTCTGTACGTTGGCAAAAGAACTGGTAAGCCGAGGAGACAGGGTGCTGATTATGGCACACCGGGGGGAGCTGCTGGAACAGGCGGCGGACAAGCTTCGGAAATCCACCGGCTTGCAGTGCGCCGTAGAAAAGGCGGAAGAAACCTGCATGGGCAGTTGGTTCCGGGTGGTGGTGGGAAGTGTCCAGACTCTTATGCGGGAGAAACGGCTGGAACAGTTCCCGGAGGACTACTTCGATGCCATCATCGTTGATGAAGCCCACCACTGCCTATCAGACGGCTACCAGCGTGTTTTGCAGCACTTTTCAGATGCCAAAGTGTTGGGCGTTACGGCAACGCCTGACCGGGGGGATATGCGCAATCTGGGACAGTATTTTGACAGCCTGGCCTATGAGTACAGCCTTCCCAGAGCTATCAGGGAAGGGTATCTGTCACCCATCAAGGCACTGACAATTCCGCTTCAGCTGGATTTGTCCGGGGTAGGGGTACAGTCCGGAGACTTTAAGCCCGGAGACCTGGGAACCGCACTGGATCCTTATCTGGAATCCATTGCCAAGGAGATGGTTATTCACTGCCATGACCGGAAAACCGTCGTGTTTCTGCCGTTGGTATCTACCTCTCAGAAGTTCCGGGATATCCTCAACCGACATGGGTTCCAGGCAGCGGAAGTCAACGGTACCAGCGACGACCGGGCGCAAGTGCTGGCCGACTTCGATGCCGGAAGGTACAACGTCCTTTGCAATTCCATGCTTCTGACGGAAGGATGGGACTGCCCGAGTGTGGACTGTGTGGTGGTGCTTCGTCCCACCAAGGTACGGAGCTTATACTGTCAGATGGTGGGGCGTGGTACCCGACTAGCGGAGGGAAAAGACAATCTCTTGTTGTTGGACTTTCTATGGCACACGGAGCGGCACGAACTGTGCCATCCGGCGCACCTGATTTGCGAAAGCCCGGAGGTTGCCAAGCAGCTGACACAGGATGTGGAGGAATCCGGTTGCCCGGTAGATCTGGTGGAAGCGGAGCAGAAGGCCTCCGAAGAGGTAGTAAGCCAGCGGGAGGAAGCACTTGCCAAGAAGCTGGAGGAAATGAAGCGCAGAAAGCGGAAGCTGGTAGACCCGCTGCAATTTGAAATGAGCATTCAGGCGGAAGACCTGTCCGGGTATGTTCCGGCATTTGGCTGGCAGATGGGCCCTGCTTCTGACAAACAGCGGGCGGCTCTTGAAAAGATGGGGATTTTCCCGGATGAGATCGACAACGCAGGGAAGGCAGCTCTGCTGCTGGATAAGCTGGATAAACGCCGGTCGGCGGGACTGACCACACCGAAGCAGATCCGATTCCTGGAAAGCCGTGGGTTTCAGCATGTTGGCACCTGGCAGTTTGATTCCGCAAAGCGGATGATCGACCGGATTGCGGCAAACAACTGGCACGTTCCCCGTGACTTGGAACCTGCCACTTTCAGGCCATAGGAGGCATGACAAAAGATGACTTACGACTTCGACCTTCTGGAACCGCTATCTTATATCCGACCAAGCGAATTGAGCTATCAAGATTGGGTAAATGTGGGCATGGCGTTGAAAGAAGCCGGTTATCCCGTCTCCGATTGGGATGATTGGAGTAGGGATGATTCCCGCTACCACCCTGGAGAGTGCGAGAAAAAATGGAATACCTTCCAGGGAAGCTCTAATCCTGTCACCGGCGGCACCCTGGTGCAGATGGCAAAAGAGCGTGGTTGGCGCCCGACCTACGATGATGGCCCTGGCTATGAGCTTAGTTGGGATTCCCTCATCGGTTCCCGTGACAAGGTGCTGGTAGATACCAGCTGGCTGGAAGGCAAGGAAATCCACGAGCCGGAAAACTGGAACCCCGTAAAGGATCTGACTACATACCTGGAAACCCTGTTTGAAGCCTCTGAGAGTGTTGGGTATGTGACCCAGAGCTGGGAGCGGGATGGGAAGTATTTCCCTTCAAAAGGCCACTGTGACCGTTCTGCCGGGGAACTGATCGAGCAGCTACATAAATACGGCAATGTAGAAGAAGTGTTTGGCGACTACAACCCGGATGTGGGAGCCTGGATCCGCTTTAACCCCCTGGACGGCAAGGGCGTGAAGAACGAAAACGTCACGGAATACCGATATGCACTGGTAGAATCCGACTGCATGGAGTTGGAAAAGCAGCACGCCATGATCCTGGAGCTGGAGCTTCCGGTGGCCTGCCTGGTGTACAGCGGCGGAAAGAGCATTCATGCCATTGTGCGGGTCGAAGCCGGAAGCTATGAGGAATACCGCAAGCGTGTAGATTACCTCTACAGCGTTCTACAGAAAAACGGAATGCGGGTGGATATCCAGAATAAAAACCCAAGCCGCCTCAGCCGAATGCCAGGTGTGACCCGCGGCGGGCATAAGCAATTCCTTATGGGTACCAACCTGGGGAAATCATCCTTCCGGGAATGGCAGGAGTGGATAGAGTCTGTTACGGATGATCTTCCCAATCCGGAAAGCCTGGAGGATGTGTGGGGAAACCTGCCGGAGCTTGCGCCGCCTTTGATCGAAGGCGTTCTCAGACAAGGTCACAAGATGCTGATTGCGGGCCCATCCAAGGCGGGCAAGTCCTATGGCCTGATCGAGCTGTGCTGTGCCATTGCGGAAGGGCGAGAGTGGCTGGGCTGGAAATGCACAAAGGGAAAGGTACTTTATGTAAACCTGGAGCTTGACCGCGCCAGCTGCCTTCACCGATTCTACGACATTTACATGGCCATGGGCTGGAAACCGGACAATATCCGAAATCTGGACATCTGGAACCTGCGCGGCAAGTCAGTGCCCATGGACAAGCTGGCTCCGAAACTGATCCGCAGAGCCTCCAAGAAGAACTACATAGCCATCATCATTGACCCTATTTACAAGATCATCACCGGCGATGAGAACAGCGCAGACCAAATGGCGGCCTTCTGCAACCAGTTCGATTTGGTGTGTACGGAGCTTGGATGTGCTGTGATCTACTGCCATCATCACTCCAAAGGCGCCCAGGGCAACAAGCGCAGTATGGATCGTGCGTCCGGCTCCGGTGTGTTTGCCCGTGACCCCGACGCGTTGGTTGACTTGATCGAACTGGACGTGACAGATGCCGTCAGAAAGGCTGAAACAGACCAGGAGACGGTCAGACTATGCACCCAGTATCTGAACCGGAACGCAATGAACTGGCGAGATGAGGTCAGTCAGGACGACGCTTGCGTAGCCTACAAGCTGCTTGACTATTGCCGGGACAGATTGTGCCGGGAGGTGTTCTCAGAGCTTCAAGGGGAGATTGCAAAGGCTGAGGCGGCGGTAAACAGCCGCACGGCATGGCGGGTGGAGGGAACCCTGCGTGAGTTCCCGAAGTTCCGTCCCAAGTATCTCTGGTTTGACTACCCATTGCACCGGCTGGATGACATCGGCGTTCTGAAGGATCTGGAAGCCGACGGTGAGGCACTTCCCTGGCAGAAGGCCTCCCGGAAGGCAAAGCAGAAATCCGCCGAAAAGGGGCAGGATGACAAGGCCAAGTTCGAAAACGCTGTGGCTACCTGCAACATGGGACAGCCGCCGACGGTGGAGGATTTGATAGAATACTACACCGAAAATGGGAAAGCACCATGTAAGAGAACAGTTGAAAATTGGATAAAAAAGTTCGGATTTCGCATAGACAAAAACAACAAAACAGTGGTCAAAGAAATACCGTAGGAAAGGAAAAGTCCTTTGTTTCATGGTTCTTTCGTGAAAGGAAAATTCCTTTACTTTATGGTTCTTTCCGTTTCGGAAAAAACCATAAAAACATGGTTCCTTCCAGGAAAGAAAAAGCATTATATTACTACGTAATATAACCCTACGGGTTCGTTGTCACTCACGTCACATGCGGACGGTAGGAAACCAGCTATAAAGCTGCTGGTTTCCCCTACCGCACATGACATGACAAAAGCGATTTTCAAAATGTGTAAAAAAGTTAGGAGTTGAAAAAGTTTTGAATCTTCAGTTTTTTCTTCCGATGATCCCGCCGACCGTCACACATCAGGAAAAGCAGGTGACGGTGGTGAATGGAAAGCCGAAGTTCTATGAGCCGCGGGAATTGGGAACTGCCCGGGTCAAGCTCCGGGATGCCCTGGCACCGTACAAACCGGAGAAACCCATGACGGGGGGCGTGAGGCTGGCGGTGAAGTGGTGCTTCCCCAGAGGCACGCACAAAAACGGTGAGTACCGAACCACAAAGCCCGACACCGACAATCTCCAAAAGCTCCTGAAAGACGTTATGACGGATTTGGGGTTCTGGAAGGATGATGCTCTGGTAGCGTCGGAGATTGTGGAGAAGTTCTGGGCAGAGAGGCCGGGAATCTTCATCTATGTGGAGACGCTGCCATGAATGATTACACACTTGACCAGCTGGAGGACATGGCCTATCGCAATGAGCCGATGCCGGATTTGCGCTCACAGTCGGATGTCCTAGCGTTCCTCTGCTTCCGGAATCTCTATGATTTTGCCCGGCGGGCGGGAATGAGCCCGGAACAGGGCAAACGGGAAAAGTCCCAGATCGTCGAGGCATACCGGATCAACAAGGCACTGGAAGAATTGCAGGAATCCACAAGCGCAATGTGGAAGCGCATTGACATTGCGGCCGTCGAATACCGGAAAGCCCCTTCTGTGGAAAAGGCGGATGCGCTGATGTCGGCAATTTACCGAGTGGAAAGGAAAAAAGATGAACACGACCTATGAAAATTTCCTTCATAGCAAAATCGAGGTGGCCCCGGTCAGCGGGTTTCAGGTGCCGGAGACGGCTCTGAATCCGGCTCTGAAGCCCCACCAGAGAGAAGCTGTGCTATGGGCGGTAAAGGGCGGGCGGCGTGCCCTGTTTGAATCCTTCGGCCTGGGCAAGACCGTCCAGGAGCTGGAGTGGTGCCGATTGGTTGCCCAGCATGAAGGCGGCAAGGTGCTGATCGTTCTCCCGCTGGGTGTTCGGCAGGAGTTCTGCCGGGACGCTGTGGAGCTGCTTGGCATGGAGCCTCCGTCCTACATCCGAACGATGGCGGAAGCCGAGGCGGCTCCTGGGCAAATCCTGCTGACCAACTATGAGCGGGTGCGAGACGGTGACATTGACCCTGGCCGCTTCTGCGGCGTGGCTCTGGACGAAGCCTCCGTCCTACGTTCCTACGGCTCCAAGACTTTTCAGCAGTTCATGATTCTGTTCAAGGGAGTGCGCTATAAGCTGGTAGCTACGGCTACCCCCTCTCCGAACCGGTTCAAAGAACTGATTCACTACGCCGGATTCCTGGAGGTCATGGACACCGGGCAGGCTTTGACCCGGTTCTTTCAGCGGGACAGCACCAAAGCAAACAACCTGACCCTGTATCCACACAAGGAAGAGGAGTTCTGGCTCTGGGTATCCTCCTGGGCACTGTTTCTCAGCAGTCCGGCGGATTTAGGCTATGACGCTGCCGGATACGACCTGCCGCCTCTGGATGTGCGGGTGCACATGATTCAGTCCCACATCGGTGACGTGGTGGACAAGGGTGGGCAGGTAAAGCTGATGCGTGAGGCCGCTGTGAGTCTCCAGGACGCCGCAAAAGAGAAACGGGAATCCGTGCTTGAGCGGGTTCGGATGGCCGGTGAGATCGTAGCCAGTGACCCGGAGGCGCATTTTCTGCTGTGGCATGACCTGGAATATGAGCGGGAGACCATTCTGAAAGAGATTCCAGGTGTGGTGGATATCTACGGCTCCATGGACTACGACGAGCGGGAAAGGCGGGTCATCGCATTCTCCGATGGACAGATCCGACTGTTTGCCACGAAGAAAAGCCTTTCCGGTTCCGGGTGCAATTTCCAGAGGCATTGTCACCGGGCTATCTTCGTGGGCATTGACTATGAATTCAACGATTTCATTCAGGCAATCCACCGGATATACCGCTTCCTGCAAAAGGAGCAGGTCATTATCGACGTGATTTTCACGGAAGCGGAAGAACAGATCTGGCGGGTACTGCTGGAGAAGTGGGAGAATCACAACAAACTGCAAGAGAAAATGCGTCAGATCGTCAAGGACTTCGGCCTGCTGGACAATGTACAGGCTGAGAGGATGGCGCGGTCGATAGGAGTTGAGAGAATGGAAATCAAAGGTAAAAACTGGACGCTGGTCAATAATGACTGTGTGGATGAGGTGCGGCGGATGCCGGATAACTCCGTAGGTCTGATTCATACGTCTATCCCATTCAGCAACCATTACGAGTATACGCCCAGCTACAACGACTTTGGGCACAACGAGAATACCACCCGATTCTTTGAACAGATGGACTTCCTGACCCCGGAGCTGCTTCGAATTCTGGAACCTGGCAGAGTAGCGGCGATTCACGTCAAAGACCGGGTGCTGTTCGGGAATGTGACGGGTTACGGAATGCCGACCATGGAACCCTTCCATGCGCTGTGTATCGAGCATTACATGAAGCACGGCTTTGCCTACTTCGGTATGATTACCGTAGTGACGGACGTGGTTCGGGAGAACAACCAGACCTACCGGCTGGGCTGGACAGAGCAGTGCAAGGACGGCTCCAAGATGGGAGTAGGCTGCCCGGAGTATATTCTGCTTTTCCGGAAGCTGCCTACAGACCGCTCAAAGGCTTATGCCGATGAGCGAGTAGAGAAAGACAAGGATGACTATCCCCTGAGCCAGTGGCAGCTGGACGCTCACGCCTTCTGGAGATCCTCCGGTAACCGCAACCTGAGCCCGGATGAGCTGTCCCGGCTGAAAATGAGCGACCGGATGCGCCGGTTCCGTGAGTACAGCAAGACCCACGTCTATGACTATGAGCAGCACGCCGCCCTATCCTATGCCCTGGAGCAGAGGGACGCTATCAGCAAGGAGTTTATGACCCTGCCGCCCGCCTCTACTTCCCCAGATGTTTGGGACGATATCAGCCGCATGAAGACCCTGAATACCACCCAAAGCCAGCGACGGAAGCAGCTCCATGTGTGTCCTCTTCAGCTGGATATTGTGGAGCGGATCATAAACCGGTATTCCAACCCCGGCGACCTGGTATTTGACCCATTTGCCGGGCTTGGCACGGTGCCGATGATGGCCGTCCGGATGAATCGCCGGGGCTACGGCTGTGAGCTGAATCCGGGATATTTTGCCGATGCGGTGGCCTACCTCCGGGCAGAGGATGCCGAGGTGGAGCAACCGAGCTTGTTTGATATGGTAGATGAGGTGAAGGATAATGGCTGAGACTTACTACAGCCGGGTATACACAGACCGGCCAGCCTATGCGGACTTTGATGCACCGGCCAAATTTCAGGCCATCCAGAGTATCGTAGCAAAGCACCTGAAGCAGCATCCAAACGCCATATGCAGCTACTCCGGGGGTGCGGACAGCGATATCCTGATTGACGTTATCGAGCGGGCAAGGGAGATTTTCAAATTGCCTCCGGTGAAGTATGTGTTTTTCAACACCGGCCTTGAAATGAAAGCCACGAAAGATCACGTCAAGGCCACAGCTGAGAAATATGATGTGGAAATCGAGACAGTACGACCGAAGGTGAACATTGTCATGGCTTCCAGGAAATATGGAATTCCCTTCGTTTCCAAGATCATGTCCGCTGGGCTGAGCGAGTGGCAGAAAAAGGGAATTCCCCTATCCGTTGCCCAGGAGTACGACCAGGCGGGGGACAAACAGGCGAAACGGCTTGAGCTGAAGGAGCGGTATCCCAAGTGCGAAAGTGTGCTGAATTTCTTGTGCTGCTGCAACTCCAAGGGCGAGCCGAGACCCAACATTCAGCTGGTAATCAATTCCAGCAAGTATATGCGGGACTTCATTGGGGAGTATCCGCCGGACTTCAAAATTTCCGCCGAGTGCTGTACCTACTGCAAGAAAAACGTTGCCCACCAAATCCAGATGGGATACGACATGGTGATTACCGGAGAGCGGCGGGACGAGGGTGGTATGCGTTCTGTGCCCCGGAAGGATAACACATCCATGTGCTTCACGGAGACGGCCTCCGGGCAGTATCGGCTAAGACCGCTGTACTACGTCAGCGATGCGGATAAGGCGTGGTACAAGGAGTACTACGGTCTGCGCTACTCCGATGCCTACGAGGTCTACGGCCTGACACGGACTGGCTGCTGCGGATGCCCCATCAGCTACAAGGCAATTGCGGATTTGGAGCTGATCCGGCCTTACGAGCCTAACTTGGTAAAAGCTGCATGGAATGTGTTCGGCAAGTCCTACACCTACCGGCAGAAGTACAACGCCTACAAGGCCGAGCGGATGGAGCAGGAGAAAGCAGAGAAAAGACGGCGGGAGCAGGAGGAATATCAGGGCATCAGTTTGTTTGACACGGTGGAGGAAAGCGAGAAATGAAAGTTCTGATAGCCTGCGAGGAATCGCAAACCGTGTGCAAGGCGTTCCGAGCAAAGGGGCATGAGGCCTACTCCTGCGACATCCAGGAACCCAGCGGGGGTCACCCGGAATGGCATATCCTGTGGGATGCTCTAAAGGCCATCGAGGGGGGGCAAGTGACCACCATGGACGGACAGGCGCATGATGTTGGGCAGTGGGACTTGCTGATAGCACATCCGCCGTGTACATACCTGAGCAAAGCGGGTGGAAACCGACTGCGTGTCAATGGGAAAATCCAGAGGGAACGGTACGAGAAGGGGCTGGAAGCAGCAGAATTTTTCCATGCTTTCCTGAATGCCGATGTCTCGCAAATTGCTGTAGAAAACCCCGTCCCGCTGAAAATCTTTGGGTTGCCCCCATATAGCCAGATCATCCACCCTTGGATGTTTGGGGACGAGTACCTGAAAATGACTTGCCTATGGTTGAAACATTTGCCGCCGCTATTTGCAACGGACATTGTTGTCCCTATCGGCAAGTGGGTTGCTTTGACAGATCACCGGAAGACCAAGAAGGATGATGACTGGGCAAAAAGCGGAAAAAGGTCACAAAAGGATCGCTCTAAGACTTTCCCCGGCATCGCCGCCGCAATGGCGGAACAGTGGGGATGACAAAAGCCCGGGGCAACCCGGGCGGGAAGGAGATAACAATGCGCGAAGTCAAATTGAAGCCCTGCCCGTTTTGCGGAAAGCCCGTAGAATATCGGGACTACGCGCCCGGGTATAGCTTAGGGAAATTTTACATTTCCAGCGAAATCAAATGCACAGCCTGCGGAATAGTCAGAACGGAACAGTCGGAGTTTACGGTAGAATCCGGAAAGATTGCCTATGTGAAGAACGGGTACGAAACACTTGTGAATTTGTGGAACCGGAGGGCTGACAATGGCTAAATTTATCGAGGTACACAAAGGCGACGCCCCGTATCTGTTAAACCTGGACGATATTTCGTCTATCACTGCATTCGGGGGAGAAACGTGTTTTTGGCACCGAGACGGGGACAGCTCCATCTATGACGAGAACTTTGACACGGTTCGTCTGATGATCGGTGCGGCACAGGGCGGGATACCGATGGATACGGGAGGGAGCTACTGATGGGCAAGGCAGTGTTAATCAGCATTCGCCCAGAGTGGGTGAAAAAGATTCTGGCCGGAGAAAAAACACTGGAAGTTAGGAGAACCAGGCCAAAACTCGAACCGCCCTTTAAGTGCTATATTTATTGCACAAACACAAGGCCGTTCCTTGTGTGGGGTGATGTTTTCCGGGGCGATTGGTTTACGGAGTTTACCCGCCTTTCGGGGTATGGCAGAGCAGAAGCAGATAGAACCTGGGACGTTTTCAACGGGCATGTTGTCGGGGAGTTCGTGTGCGACACTTATGTCACAGATAAGACGTTCGGACATGACGCACTTTTCAATGCTGCGGCCTGCATGAGCGAACCTGATGTAGTTGCGTACTCGGCAGGAACTCCGCTATATGGCTGGCATATCTCCGATCTGGAAATCTACGATGTTCCGCTGGAGCTTACGGCATTCCGGAAGCCAGAGCTTCCCACTGGGCTGCGGTACGAAGAGGATGCAATCAAACGCCCGCCCCAAAGCTGGTACTATGTGGAGGAATTGCAATGAGTGATTACATAAGCCGAAAAGCGGCGGTAAAAATTGCCCAAAAGTACGGGCTTGTGAATGGCTCTGCGCTGGGGCGGCACACTGGGTTGGCAGATTGCATTGCAATCGAAATTGAGGGGCTTCCCGCCGCCGATGTGGAGCCGGTGCGGCGTGGGAAATGGAATATCCGGGTTTCGGATGAACGTACCTTATGCCTGGAATGCTCCGTGTGTGGCCGCAGGGCAGATAACTTCGGCCTGCACCGGTTGCTGTTATTCGGAGAATACGGCGAGGCCTGCCGGAGATATCCGTATTGCCATTGCAGCGCAAAAATGGATTTGGAGGGTGACCATGAAGGTTTGTGAGACCTGCAAATGGTATGAATCTTACTGCGGCGTGTGTTGCAATGGAGAATCGGAGCACAGAGCCGATTTTATGGAAAGCGGTGATTCCTGTGAGAAATGGGAGGCGATGGACAATGCCAAAGAATGATTTTCTATCCCGGCAGAAGGAGCGGGAACACGCTGCCTTCGAAGGTGGTATCCGGGTAGGACGGCAACAGATGTGTGATTTCCTGACACTGGCTCTCCGGGATCCGGAAGCGATGGGTAAGAATACCTTTTCCGGCAAACGGATTCTGAAGGTGCTGAACCGGATCGAGGAGCTGATGATGGAGTTTTCCCCGGCCTTTGAAAAGCACGACGAAGCCGACTATTACCAGGCCATGCTGGACAAGCTTCTTCGGCAGGCTTACGGGGATGAAATCCGGGAAGGGTTCTATGGCTTTTCTGACCGGTACGACGTGAAGAAATTCGACTATCAGACAGGGAAATGGAGGTGACATCATTTGGACTGGAAACGGGAAGCAATGGAAAAGCTGAAAAGATACAATGCCATGAAGCAGTCTCTACGCAGCATTCCGGAGGAAATTACCAGGCTGGAATTAGAGATGCAGAGCATTAGAAGTGCCACGTCGGACGGTACGCCGGTCTCAGGCGGTGGCTCTGGCAGGGAGGACAGGTATCTTTCCAACATTGTCCACCGGGAAGAGCTGTCACGTTCGCTGGAACAGGCGAAAGCGTGGGTCAGCCTGGTAGACAGTGCTCTTGCAATCCTCAATTCGGAAGAACTGCTGATACTGGACAGATTCTACATAAGCCCAGCCAGGGGCAACGTTGACAGGCTGTGCATGGAGCTGGGAATTGAGAAGTCGCAGGTTTATGCACGAAAGGATTCCGCTCTTCATCACTTTACGCTCAGCCTGTACGGATGTACAGAAATTTGAAAACCGGAAAAAAACCGGAAGACTTTTTACTTTGGATGTGCTATACTGGTAAAAACGAAATTGCAAAGGAGACTCGGAGACTATCCGGGTCTCCTCTTTTTTGAGAGGTGGTGACGGGTGCCGAATGAACAGAATATTATTCCCAACTCCGAAAGAACCCCGGAAGAGCGGCGAGAGATTGCCAGAGCTGGTGGCATTGCATCCGGTGCCGCCCGCCGTCGCAAACGGAGCCTGAAACAGGCAGCTGATCTGTACCTGTCGTTGCCGGTGACGGACAGACGTGTGTGGAATAAAATTGCCCGGGACGGGGTGGATCCTGAGGATATCGACAACCAGATGGCAGTAATTGTTGGGCTGACAGAGGCAGCAGTTCAGGGAGATGCCAGATGCGCCAAGGTGCTGATTGATTTGCTTGGGGATTCCAACGGGGAAGAAAGCACACCGGATGACGGATTCATGGACGCACTGCGAGAAGAGGCAGGACAGATATGGCAGGAGGATTAAAACAGGCGGCATTTCGGTTTCAACCCTTTTCCCGGAAGCAGAAGCAGATACTCACCTGGTGGCTACCGGAATCCGGTGTATCAGACGCAGACGGAATCATAGCAGATGGAGCCATTCGGTCAGGGAAAACCGTGTGTATGTCGCTGGCTTTCGTGCAATGGTCGATGCACAGCTTCAACGGACAGAACTTCGGCATGTGCGGAAAGACCGTGGGCAGCTTCCGCCGGAATGTTCTGTCCGTACTCAAGCAGATGCTTCCGGCAAGGGGATACACCATACGCGACAGGCGGACGGATAACCTGGTGGTTATCTCCCGGGGCAGCATCGAGAATTATTACTACATCTTTGGCGGCAAGGACGAAGGCTCCCAAGATCTGGTGCAGGGCATTACTCTGGCCGGAATTCTTCTGGATGAAATCGCCCTGATGCCGGAGAGCTTTGTCAATCAGGCAACCGGACGCTGCTCTGTGGACGGCTCCAAGTTCTGGTGCAACTGCAACCCGGCAGGGCCGGAGCATTGGTTCAAAAAGCAATGGATTGATGAACAGAAGAAGCGAAGAGCAGGATCATTGCCAGTGCGGATATGCTGGAGATTGACGAGACGGGGCGGAAGAAGCTATCTGCCAGCGTATTCACCGGTCTGGATGAAGCTCCGGAGGATGTCGGCATTACCATTTTCTCTCCGGCTCTGCGAGAGCAGTCCTATCTGGAGCGGAAGCGGGAGTACCTGCGCAATGTGGAAAGCTTGATCGGACTGAAACGGGGACTTCTGTCCGAGGTGGAGGCTGTGGAGCGGACGGCAACGGAGGTAACTTCTTCCGAGGGCGACTACGCGCTTACGATAACGGATGTCCAGCGGATGTGGGAGAACGCCCTGCGGGAGGCTGTTAGAATATGTGGTATTCTCGGTCAACTCTACCATATATCGGGTGCACATGATGTGGACGATGAAGAAGTGATTGTCTCGTTTGGAAACGGTGTTTTGTATGACGAGGAAAAAACGGGGGAAGAGCTGCTTGCACAGGTTCAGGCTGGTTTGTTGCAGCCTGAACGCTATCTCGGATGGTATTATGATTTGCCGTGTGATACGGATGCGAGAAGAAAGGCGATTCGTAAGGAATACATGCCTGATGTAAAAGAAAACTTAGAAGAGTAAAAATAGAACTTGACTTTTTCTGTGTACACGTTATAATAAATGTGTACACAGAAAGAAGGTGAATAAATGTCGCCCCGTACAGGCAGGCCGAAGGTCGATAATCCGAAGGACATCCAGTTGAAGATCAGAGCAGACAAGCAGACCATAGAGGACTTAGATTTCTGCTGTGAGAAGCTTGACAAAACCAGAAGCGATATTATTAGACTTGGAATTCAGAAGGTGAAGACCGAAGCTGAAAAGAAATAGGGTGTTGGTCGCCCTCGCAAAGCTCCAACACCCTAAACACACCCAGAGGTTTCCCAACTGGATAAATCCATTCTATCACAGCTGGAAGCTTCTATCAAGTATTATTTTGAGAAGGAGTTTATATATGCAGTATTTTACAGCGCAGGAAGCAAAACGTATAATCAATAACTCCGCAATTGGCCTCTGCACACTGGACGAGTGCAACCCAAACAGAGAAGCATTCTCCGCAGCTCTTGACATAGCACAGCGCTGTCACGGAACCGTGTGGAGCGTCATGACCGGTTTCCATCTTGGCGTCGCGCTCGGAAAACGAATGGAACGCGCCCGCCGTGGTAGAAAGGACAATTAAGTTGGGTAGGTTAATCGATTTAACTGGGACACGGTTTGGCCGACTGATGGTTATTGAAAGGACCGGAAATGCAAGGGATGGTCATGCACGATGGAGATGCTTATGTGATTGTGGAAAGCGTGTAACCGTGTGCGGGAACGATTTGAAGAAGGGTACTACGAGAAGTTGTGGATGTTTGAGACTCGATAAAGTAGAGGAAATGGTGAGAATTAACGTCGAAAACGGGCATGGGAAAAGTCGGTCAAGGCTATATTCTATCTGGTCAAATATGAAACAGAGATGTTACAACGAGAAGCACCCTGAGTATTCAATATATGGTGGAAGAGGAATCAAAATTTGTAACGAGTGGTTAAGAGATTTCATGTCATTTTATGATTGGGCATTACTGCATGGATACAAAGAAGATTTGAGTATCGATAGAGTCGATGTCAATGGGCCATATGCCCCTGGCAATTGCAGATGGGCAACTGCCAAGGAGCAGAGTAACAACCTCAGAACTAACAGAAGATATACGATTGACGGCACGACAAAAACGCTTAAACAATGGAGTGAGCAATATCACATCAGCTATTGTAAGTTGCGGTCGAGAATTTATATCGGATGGTCAATTGAAGAGGCTCTGGGGCTTGCTCCGAGAAAACGGTAATTCAATCTAAATCAGCACTCATTTTACTTGAGTGCTGATTTTTTTAGTAGGTGAGTAAGGATGCTGACCGCTGACCAGATCGACGTTTTAGGGGAGAAAGCCAGACAACTGATTTCTCCGGTGACGGAGTTTCTGATTGAGGACATCGCCAAGCGAATTGCCCAGGCAGGGCAGCTCACTGGCACAGCGGCCTACCAGGCCTGGAGGCTTCAGCAGTTGGGTGTTTCTCAGCGACAGCTGAAAAAGGAGCTGAGGAAGCGGCTGAATGTCTCTCACCTGGAGCTTCGGCGGCTGCTGAACCAGGCGGGGGAGGCCGGATATGACTATGACATTCGAAAGCACCCATATGTCCAGGCCGTTCCCTTCCGGGAGAATCAGGCCTTGCAGCAGATTGTATCAGCGGCGGTGCAGCTGGCAGACGAGAATCTGAGCAACATCACCCAGACATTGGGCTTTGTGGGGCCAGACGGAAAGTTGAGAGAACTGACGAAAGCCTATCAGAACGCCTGTGATTTCGCCTTTCAGAAGGTGGCCACCGGTGCCCAGGATTACGCCTCAGCCATCCGGGAGGCAACCCGGAATCTGGCAGACCGGGGCATTGTCTCCATTGACTATGAATCCGGCGTGTCCACCTCCCTGGAGGCCGCTGTCCGGCGGAACGTTATGGGCGGTTTGGGCTTGATGCAGGAGAAAATCAGCCAGCAGAATCACGACGATTTCGGCTGTGACGGCTGGGAAATCTCTGCTCACGCTGCCAGTGCTCCAGACCATGAGCCCATTCAGGGCAAGCAGTACAGCGATGAGGCCTATGAGAAGCTGAACAATTCCCTTGTCCGGCGAATTGGCACCCTGAACTGCGGCCATGCCGCCTTCCCGATTATTCTGGGTGTGGATACCCCTCAGTACACGCCGGAGGAGCTGGCAAAACTCCGGCAGGATAACGAGAATGGGATTGATTACAACGGCAGGCATTACACCATGTACGATGCCACTCAGCACCAGCGGCGGCTGGAAGCTTCCATCCGAAAGCAGAAGCGCAGAATTCTGATTGCCGAGGCAACCGAGGACAAGGAAGGTTTGCAGCAAAACCAGATCAAGTATCAGGTGCTGAACCAGGAGTATAAACGCTTCTCCAAGTCGGCTGGCCTGAGGCTCCAGCATGAGCGCATGGAAATGCCCGGATTCGGGTCGAAACAGGCCATACAGGTAAGCGCAGAGTACAAAAGAGTTGCAAATGCCGCAAACGCAATGTATAATACTGGCAGTGAAGAGGAAAATGTCAGAGCATACATGAAGGATTTGCCAATCCGAAAAGAAATCCGGAGTGATCCTGCAAGATTGGTAATCAATCAGGAAAAGCAATCCAGACATATCAAGGGTAGTGACGGATATATCCCTGGAAGAAGTTACGTCACAGTAAGTAACGATGAATTACAGGACATTGTTGAAAAGTATGCCGGAACCGGTGAAATTCAGCGTTCTGCAAGGGGCGTGTTCATGTGGAAAGAAATTGTTACGCTTAACCACCAGATTGGAGTTAGTATTGATCCGGAAACACTGGAGGAAATGCCAACAGATAGAGCTTATATTCATTACAGCAAAACAGGCTCGCATGTTGTGCCTACTGCAAGAGGAATGAAGAAATGACAAAGTTATACGCTTTTTTCGGAAAGAACGTTAAGATTGTAGATGTCGATGGAGCTGTGTGGGAAGGCCATGCCTCTGCATACACACCCGCTATTGACAGCGAAAATGGGGAAGAGGAGATTGCGGTGCAGACGAAAAGTGGTCTGATTGGTTTTTATGCTTCTGACATCAGGAGCATTGAGGTATGCGTAGGATAGATAGGCACTTCGAGGTGGTCAATTCCGTGGCAGACACACGCCGAAGGTACTGACAAGGGGAAACCCTGAAATATGCAGGAGAACGCCACGTCTGCCAAAGAACCAATCCTTAAAGGGGCTATGGAAACATAGTCCCTTTTCCTATGCCCTGAGAGGTAAATAAACATGATGTATTGTCCCTATGCTGTGAACCGTCATCTGGTTCAGCAGACAACGTATGAGTATAACGATGACAACTACCAAACCCTTCAACAGACGATAGAACACAACACCGCCGGGTTTGTGGAGTGCAAAAAGGAATTATGCGGCGCATGGCACGATGGAAAGTGCCATTACAACCAGGTTGATTGAAGCAACTATTCGGATTTTCCGAACGGTTGCTTTTTTCATATCATTTTTGCCGTGGCTGGCGTAAAACGAGCCGACAGCAGGGGAGGCAACCCCCATATAACAAAGCATAGCTGAGGAAGGAAAGCACATGAAACGAGAGTTCTTGCAGAATTTCAAGATTGGTGACCAGCCTTTGAGCAAGGAGATCATCGACGAGATCATGGCGGAAAACGGTCGGGACATTGAGGCGGCGAAAAAGCCTTTTGCCGACTATGACACAATCAAGAGCCAGCTGGACGAGGCACAGAAGACCATTTCCGGCTTCCAGGGTCAGGACATCGAGACCATCAAGCAATCCGCCAAGGATTGGGAGAAGAAGTACAACGATGCCGTGGCCGAAAGTCAGCGGAAGATTGCGGACATGGAATTTGACCACGCACTGGACGCTGCAATCACCGGGAGCCGCGGCAGAAGCACAAAGGCTGTCCGGGCAATGCTGGACGTGGACGCGCTGAAGGCAAGCAAGAACCAGGAGGCGGACATCAAGACCGCCTTGGAAACGCTGCAAAAGGAAAGCGGGTACCTGTTCGATGACGGTGGCAACCCGCCTCCCTATTCCAAGGGTGCAGGCACCCAGCAGCAGGAACCCAACACCGGCTCGGAGCAGGGCGGCCTTGCGGCGGCTCTCCGGGCAAAATACAACATGAAAGGATGATTTTTCACTATGGCAATTACTCTGGCAGACGCAAAGGTCGGCATGGCCGACAAGGTCGATCAGCAGGTCATTGACACGTTCCGGCGCAGTTCTCTGCTGCTGGACATGCTGACCTTCGACAACTCCATTTCCCCCGGCACTGGCGGGTCTACCCTGGCCTATGGTTACATTCAGCTGAAAACTCCCTCTACCGCCGCTGTGCGTGCGCTCAACACCGAGTACACCGCAGGCGAGGCCAAGCGGGAGGAGAAGACCGCTAAGGCGGTCATCATGGGCGGTTCTTTTGAGGTAGACCGTGTGCTCCAGAATACCTCCGGTGCCGTGGACGAGCTGGCTTTCCAGGCACAGCAGAAGATCAAGGCAACGGCCAACTACTTCCACAACCTGGTTATCAACGGCACTTCCGCATCTTCCGGTACCGGCTACGTTGTGAATACCTTCGACGGCCTGAGAAAGGCTCTGACCGGAACCTCCAACGATTTCACCACGGACATCGACCTGTCCGATTCCACCAAGCTGGACAGCAACGCCAACGCTTTCGTTGACCAGCTGGATCAGCTGACCCACATGGTGGACGGCGGTGCTTCTCTGCTGCTGATGAACACGGCTATGCTGCTGAAGGTTCGGGCAGCTGCCCGCCGTGCCGGATACTACGACCGGAAGAAGGACGACTTCGGCAGAGCGGTAGAGTATTTCGGCGATATCCCCATCATGGATGCCGGTATGTACTACAACGGCACCAAGTCCGTGGATGTCATCGACACCTCCACGGCCAGCTCTTCCGTTGCCGGAACCTCCAGCATTTATGCTGTGAATATTGCCCTGGACGGCTTCCATGGCATTTCCCCCACCGGAACTGGCGTTATCAACAGTTATATGCCCGACCTGAAAGCTCCCGGCGCAGTGAAGAAGGGCGAGGTTGAGCTGGTGGCCGGTGTTGTGCTGAAGAACACCCTGAAGGCTGCTGCCCTGAACGGTATCGCCCTGAAGGCCAAGACCTCGGTCTGATAGGAGGGACGCTATGCCGGATTATCGGTTTTACATTCAGGATTATCTCGGCAGCGCAATTTCAGAAGGAGACTTCCCCCGGCTCTGCAAACGAGCTGGGGAGGTTCTTGCCCGGTACAAGCGGATTTACACCGTGACAGAGCCGGAACCAGGGGCAGAGAAAATGGCCGTGTGTGCCATGGCCGATGCCTTGAACGGCTTTGAGGCAGTCCAGAACGGGGAGACCGGAGCAGTCCAGTCTGCTTCTATCGGGTCTGTCTCTGTGAGCTACGGAACCCCGGCAGCGGTGGATATCAGTCCGAAGGGACAGGCAAGAGAACTGTACCGATGTGCGGGGCTCTACCTGGACATCTATCGGGGGTGAGGGAAGTGCTGAATATCCGGCGGCGAAAGGGGCCACTTGACTACCGGCTGTGCAATCAGACAGTCACCGTCTACCATAAGGAGGGTGACAAGATTACCCGGACGGTGCACAGCGATGCGTTCCTGGACTTCAAGAAAACCGAGAATGTGGACAAAACCGGAAGCAAGGAGGTCAATTCCTTTCTGCTGGTCATTCCCTGTTCGGAGGTGTGTGTGCACCCTGAGGACAAGGTTCTGCTGGGTACCGGAGAGGAAATCACGGCAGCGAGGTGGCCGTCCTTTATTCCGGTGAAGGTTCCTGGGCTGGTTGTAGTGAAGTACGTTGACCCCAAATATTGGAGCGGAAAGCTGGTTCATGTGGAGGCGGGCGGATGAGTACACGGATTAAAGTGGAAATGAAGCCTGTGGACACTATCCTGACTCGGATTGGCGTTGACAAGAACGGGGACGTGCAGATGCAGGTAACCCGGATCATCAACAACCGGATTACCAAATATATGCCCTTCCGAACCGGCGCACTGGCTACCAAATCGAAGCGTATCAAGAGCCCAACGGAAATCGAGGTTGCCGCTCCATACGTTATCTATATGTACCACGGAAAGGTCATGGTCAATTCCGCAACTGGAAAAGGCCCCGCATTTATCCCCGGGGTTGGTTACCGGTACCGGAAAGGCACTGTTCTGAAAGCCACAGAGCGTGATCTGAACTATGATCTGACAAAGCATCCGAAAGCTGGCCCCTTCTGGGACAGACGGATGATGGCTTCTGAGGCGGCGCAGATCGCCCATGACATTCAGGTGTATGTGAACAGGAGGGGTGGAAAGTGACCGCACTGGAAAAAATCCGGGAATTTCTTTCCAAGTATCCCGGTGCGGAGGCTTTCCAGGGCTTCCATGTGGACTACACAGACCAGATTCCATTCAATGGCGGCGTGTTTCCCTCCGGCCTTACGGAGATTTCCAGAACCTCTGATATTCTGGGAAATGTCACCGTCACCAACCAGTACAATTTCGGATTGTACTATGTATTCGAGAAATCCCCAGGGGACGATGACGGAGCCGCCGAGAATGCGGATTGGGTCATGGATTTCCAGGAGTGGGTGCAGGAAATGTCCATCCTTGGCAAAGCACCTATCTTCGGGGATGAACCGAAATCGGAGAAGATCACCGCCCAAAACGGCGTTTTGTACGGTGCGGACGAAGAAGGCACGGCCATGTACATGGTGCAGCTGGCCGTGACATTTACGAAGAAATTTGAGGTGAAAAACGAATGGCTGATATGACTTTCAACACTACAGAAGGCAGCGTCGTGGAAAGAAAACTGCTGATTCTGTATCTCAACACCGGTACTTCCACGGAACCTACCTGGTCTGTCATCGGTCGGCGGGTGGAGGACAGCTCCATGGAGTACGACTGGAGCGAGGAGACCAAGCAGGACATTCTGGGTGTCACCAGAACTACCCTCCAGAGGCCGAAGATCACCCAGTCCTTTGACCCTTGCGAACTGGATTCCGGCGACAAGGCTCAGATGAAGATCTGGAACCAGTCCATCAAAGATCAGGATGTGGGCGCAATGGCCAACAACGACCTGCTGCTGGTGCACGCTTACACCGGTACTTCCACCGAAGGCGCGTTTGCCGAGCGGTACCCTGCCAGTGCTGTCCGGCCTACCGGCCTGGGCGGCTCTGCCAACGTGGGAATGCCCATCGACGTGACCTTCGGTGGTGAGCGGGAAACCGGAACGGCCAAGATGACCGACGGTGCGCTGGCGTTCACGAAGGGTGCGTGAGGTGAATCATGAGCGTTGAGAAGCTGAACCTGTCCGGCGGTATCCTTCATGTGCCTGTCAGTATGGACGGCGTGGATACAGGCCGGAGCCTGGATTTCAACCCCTCTGACCAGGGCTTTGGGGAAGACCTGTACGGACTGGTCAGTAAGCTTTCCAAAATTCACGAAGAGAAGCGGGAATGCTACGAGGCAGCGCAGGAGCCTGCCGACAAGTTCGATATCAGCCGGGAGGAAGACCGTCTGATGCGCTCTGCGGTAGATTCTCTGTTTGGCGAAGGATTCTGTAAGGATGTTTTCAAAACCCGCCTGTTCGCCATCGCTGGCGGCCTGACGGTGATTGAAAACTTCTTGCTTGGGATCCTAGACATGATGGACGCTTCCGTCACGGAGAATATGGCAAAGCGGGATGCCAGAATCCGAAAGTATACCGAGAAGTACCAGAAATACCGGAAGTGATTCCGGGGGAGGTATTCGCATGAACTATTCTCTTCCCAAACGCCTGAGAGTCTGCGGTGCGGAATATGACATCCGCTATGACTTCCGGGTCATCCTGGACATCATCGAGGCACTGGAAGACCCGGAACTGAGCAGTCAAGAGAAGGCATTTGTCTCCGCCAAGATTTTCTATCCGAACTATGAGCGGATTCCGGAGACGGACTATCGGGAGGCTGTGGAGCGTTGCTTCTGGTTTATCAATGGCGGAGGGGAGAACAGGGAAAATACCGGGAAGAGGCTGGTATCCTGGGCACAAGATCTGCCCTATATCCTTTCTCCGGTCAGCAGAATCGTCGGCAAGGATGTGCGGGATATTCCGTATGACAGGGAGCAGAACTCCGGAGGTCTACACTGGTGGACATTTCTGTCTGCCTACATGGAAATCGGTGACTGCCTGTTTTCTCAAATCGTCCGGGTGCGTGACCAGCGGGCTAGGGGGAAGAAGCTGGACAAAGCGGAGGAGGAATGGTATCGGCGGAACCGACATTTGGTGGATTTCCAGCAGACCTTCACCGATGCGGAAGACACGGTGCTCAGAAGTTGGGGCGCAAAATAAAACTCCCCGGGGATTCCGGGGAGTTGCGTTATGCCAGCTGTTGCCGCAGAGCGTCCTGCAACACCTTGGAGCAGTTGATTCCGAGCTTATCCGCTCTGGCCGCCATCCATGCAGGAATGGAAACGTTCTTCCGGACGGCTCTGGTGTCCGTCAGAGAGCGATATGCGATGGTATCAACCTGAACCAAGGTGCAAATATCACCAGGCTCATGAGGAACATCTTCCTGCTTTGACGGAGCGATGACAGGCAAATCATCGTCTTCTCGAACAGTCAGGCAGAGTGCCAAAGCATCGGTAATCATCTCAATAGCTTCCGGCAAGTCGTTACCGGTGCTGATACATCCTGGGATGTCAGGAACACGGCAGTAGAATTCCCCATCTTCTTCATGAATTGTAGCGGTATAAATGTATTTCATGTCTGTCACTCCTTGAGAGACTTTTCAATCAGTTTTATAAGGGCGTCTCGATCCCATAGTAAAACGCCGGTGGCCTCAGCGGCTTCTTTTGCACCTTTTGTAAAATATCGATTGGTCATAACGACACCGATCTGACAGTGGTAGACCATTTTTCCAGTGTTTACTTCCTGAATTGGTTTGTTCCCAAGGTCAGAAGAGTAGCATTTACACTGGATTGCATATCGAATGCCGTCCTTTTGGGCAATGACATCGGCACCTTGGTCACCGCTTTGCTTCGTTACTTGGATAATTGAGAATCCATTTTTTTCAAGCAAATCCGCACACCACTGTTCAAATTTATGACCTTCCATATAATCGACCTGTCTAAGCTCGTATTCTGTATCCGATAAACCCATCTGCTCTTTTATTCGTTGTTGCTCATCGGCCAAAATCTGTTTGTAGTCAATTGAGTGGTAGTAGTCGATAACGGACTGCGTATCGTATGGACTTCTTTTGGCGGATATGACTGGATTTTGCATTTGTAATGGGGTTGGTGACACCTGCGGTGCCTGGTAGGTGATAGGGTGCGTTTGACTCTGCTGCTTTTCAATTTGATACTTTTCTACTTCGGAAAGGTTCTCATACGCTTCTCTTTCTTTGGCGGCTTTAATATGCTCAGAAACTTTGTTAAGTAAATAAGAATGTTCATGATTAGAGTCAGCATTTTTACGATTTGATTTGCCATTTTTGCGCTTCTTACGGGAGGTAAATACCGCAACCAGAAATGAGATAGCAAATCCTGTAGGAACGTACCAATCTGGTGCTTGTAAGTAGTTATTCTCATCAACAGGAAAAAATGAGGACAGGCTTATGTGGTAGAGTAAAAATACAGCGAAAAAGACCGCTACCGCTTTGACAATTCGCATTTCGATATCACCTCTCTTCTGAAATTCTACCATTATTTTTGCTAATTGTCACGTTGTTTTTCAAAAAAGGAGGCATAAAAGTGCCAGACGGAAAAATTACATTCTCTACAGATCTGGATAACAAGCAGCTGGAGAAGAAGCTATCCGATTTGAATCAGAAAATTGAATCCAGTGAAAAGAAACTGTTTGACAAAAGGGAACAGCAATCCGCTATCCGGGCAGAGCTGCAAGCGGCGAAAGAAGAGGCTCAGAAGACGGAAACGGCAATTGCTGACCTGAAAGCGCAGATTTCGGAAATGGAATCCATCCGAGATGACTTTGGAATTGCGCACCCTGTTGGTTTGGCGGAAACGGAAAAGTCCCTGAAAGAGCAGGAAGCGATTCTCGCAAGTCAAAATCGTGAAGTGGAAAAGCTGGATGGAAAGTATACGAAGATTACAGACAGCGTGATACAATCCACGGATTCACTGAAGGACATGAAAGCCCAGGCAGTAGAGATGACCGAGCAGATCGAGGCCTCTGCCAAAAGCCAGAGCGTTTTTGGGGACGCTGTCAATTCCACCGGGAAAGGGTTCGACGCCCTGCTTTCCAGAGCTTCCAGGTTGGTGTCCCGGGTGTTTGTCTTCTCTATGATTACGGCAGGACTACGGGCGGTGCGTGACTGGATGGGGCAGGTTATTGAGAATAACGATGAAGCATCCGCAGCCGTAGCCCGGCTGAAGGGTGCTTTTTTAACGATGATGCAGCCGCTTATGAGCGTGGTGATTCCAGTATTTACCACCATCGTGAATCTTCTGACTGCTATCATCGGGAAAATTGCCGCTCTGTTTTCCATGCTGGGCGGCAAAACGGTGAAGCAATCGGCGGATGCTGCCAAAGCTCTGAACAATCAGGGAAAGGCCTACAAAAATGTTGGCAAGCAGGCGCAGAAAGCAACAAAGCAGCTCATGGGCTTTGACGAGATCAATAAACTGGAATCTCCGGATACAAGCACGGCCGGTTCCGGAGGCGGAAGCTCCGACAGCGGCATTCAGCCGGACTTTGAGTGGGCGGACGGCATTTCCGAAACCCTGGACAGAATCGCAAACTATGTGCTTCTGATTGGCGCAGGTTTTGCACTCTGGAAAATCGGATCCATGCTCCCCGGGCAGCTGGGTGCTATTCTTTCTAAGCTTGGGTTGATTATAATCACCATCGGTGCGCTGCTCATTGCCTGGGATGGGGTTAAGAATGCCTGGGAGAACGGCGTAGACTGGGGCAACATGGCGGAGATGATTCTGGGCGTGGCCATTGCCGCTGGGGCACTGTATATGGCGTTTGGTAGTATTGCCGCCGGTATCATGCTGATTGTCGGCGGTGCGGTGCTGCTGGTGACAGCCTTCCACGACATGATGAAGAACGGCGCAAATCTGAAAAATACGCTTTTGGCTATCGCAGGGATTATGATGGCGGGGTTGGGAATTTCGCTGCTGGTTGGTTCCTTTATCCCTCTGCTGATTGCGGGGATTGCGTCTGTGCTCCTTGCGCTGACGGTAGCCACGGGGCACGGAGGGGAGCTGATCGCTGGCCTGAAGCAGGTGTGCGGAGGCTTCATAGATTTTATCACAGGCGTTTTCTCCGGAGACTGGGACAAGGCGTGGAAGGGAATTGTGAATGTGGGAAAAGGTGCGGTGAACATCCTTATCAGCATTATCAACAGCATGATTGACCTGGTTGTCCGGGGACTGAACATGCTGAGTTTCGATATTCCTGACTGGGTTCCCTTCATCGGCGGCGGGCACTTCGGTTTCAATATTCAGAAAGCACCTCAGATTCCCTACCTTGCCCAGGGTGCGGTTATCCCGCCTAATCGGGAGTTCCTGGCCGTGCTGGGCGACCAGAGCAGCGGAAACAACATTGAGGCTCCGGAAAGCCTTATCCGGAAGATCGTCCGGGAGGAAACCCGTGGTATGAGCAGCCGCCGGGTGGAAGAGCTGCTGGAAACTCTGATTTCCGTGGTGAACGGTATCGAGGTAGGAGACGAGACCATCGGCAGAGCCGCCGCCCGGTATAATCGGGTGGCTGAACGGGCAAGGGGGTATTAAATGGCACGGAAAGTTCTCTTCATCAACGGCCATGATTACTCCGACTTTGTCGCGGAAGACGGCTACCAGTGGGAGGACAACGACATCGACGGCGACGGTGCAGGGCGTGCCATGGACACCATGATGGACAGAGACCTCCTGGCAGACAAGACAAAGCTGCAAATCTCCTGCCGGGATCTTCTGCAATCGGAATCCTCAGCCATCCTCACGGACATCAAGCAGGAATTCTATGAGGCCACGGTGCTGGATGCCTGCAAGGGCGAAATCACCTGCCAGATGTACACCAGCTCCCGGAAGGCGGCGATTGCGGTCATCCGGGATGATGGGGAAGTCGTGTGGTCTGGCCTCAGCTTTCCCATGATCGAGAGGTGAACCTATGCAGCAGACATCTGAAACCTATAAGCGGATCCTCGCCGGAAAGCACTGGTTCGAGAACTCCGTGACCATCGGCGACTCCGGACGGCTGGTAACGGAATCGGGAGATGTTATTACCTTCGGTGAAGCTCCGCATGAGGTAGTATCCATTCTTGTGGATACCGGTAGCCCGGATTCCGGCTTCCGGGAGAATGCGCTGTACAGTGTGGTCACCAACCATGAGTTCTTCACAGACGGTTCTCCCAGCGTTGGAGACGCGGTTGCGGGGTATGTGGATATTAAAATGCTGGCCCCATTCAATATCCCGAAGAAAGCCCGGATTGCTCTGTATTGCCGGGTGGTAAACGGAACGGAAACATCCGAGTGGGTGCCGCAAGGCGTGTATTACATCGACACGCGAGAGCAAACCCACAGCGGGGGTCGGGACATCCTGAAAATCAAGGGCTACGACGCTATGCTCCTGGCAAACGTGACCTATCCAAGCGATAACGAGCATGACTATCCACTGCTGGACAAGACCATGGTGAAGTTTATCGCCGACAACATGAAGATTGACCCGAACAGTAAAAACGGCATCAGCGTAGACCCCAGGACATGGGAGCTGATGACCGCCGGGTATACGTTCAATCTTCCGGCTGGCTACTCCATGCGAGAAGCCCTGGGGATGATCGCCGCCGCCTATGCCGGAAACTTCATCATTTCGCCCACCGGAGAACTTCGGCTCGTGAGTATGTTCGACCTGCCGCCGGAGACAAGGGTGCTGTGTACCGAGGATGGATATAAGATCGTCTTTGGGAAGACCGCCGATGGGGAGAATGTGTACATTCTTGTTTAATGCGAGGTGAAATTATGACGGAAAGCTTTAACCTCCTTCGCCGTGTCCAGAGCTTGGATATCTCCCCGGAACTGTCCGGATACAGCCGTGTGACCATCTACGCCGGGCAGAACGAAAAAGGGGAGGACAAGATATACACCGCCGGAGACGATACCGGCACGACCCTGGAAATCACCAACGAATGGGGAACCCCGGAGATGGCGACAGCCATTTTGAAGAAAATTCAAGGTTGGCGGTATCAGCCATACAAGGCCGGGGGCTCCAGCATTGACCCTTCTTCGGAAATCGGAGATGCTGTAACCATTTCCGATATCTACGGTGGTATCTTTGCCAAGAAGACCACCTACGGCAAGTACATCCGTACCGACCTGGAAGCTCCCTCCAAGGAGGAGGTGGAGCACGAATTTCAGGTGCAGTCCCCGACTGATAGGCAGTATGCACGGTTCACAAGCGATGTTAGGTCTAAATTGACTATTCAGGCGGAAGCGATTGAAGCGAGAGTAGAAAAGGTTCATGGTAAAACCACTGAGAGTTTTTGGTGGTCGTTGCAGTCTGATGGTTGGTCTGTGGGCAATCAAAGCGGTGCAATCTTTAAGGTTAACAGCAGTGGCGCAGAGGTCGAGGGCGAAATCCGAGCCACTTCCGGCAGTATCGGCGGTTTTACCATTAAGGACGGGTATCTGTGTACCAATGGCCAGAATTGGGGCGGAAGCAACTCGGCTGGTATCTACATAGGCCCCGAGGGAATTCAGTGCGGCTCAAAATTCAGTGTAACCATGGGCGGCGAATTGACGGCAGAAAAAGGGACGTTCGGCAGTTTATCTATCAACGAAAAAAACCAGAAGGTTTCCGGGACGTACTACGGTGGGTTATCTGGTTGTGGTGGCTCTGTTAGCTATTTGGGTGGAAGCTTATCCACTGGTATCAACGTTGGAGATAAGGGCATTGACACCTACGTCGGTGATATCGTAGCAAATAAGATTACTGCATCATATATCAACGCTGAACTTTCCAGCATTGAAGAAATGAATTGCAACGCACTTACCAATAAAGGTATAACATACTCGCCACAAACAATTTGGTATCTTGACAGCGATGGAAAGACCAAATCGTTCAGAGCTTTTGTCCATATATAATCGAGGAGGAACCTATGGAAAATCTGAAATCCGCAACCAATCTTTTGAAATCAGTCATGCAAACTATGGACACTATTTCCGTCTCCGGCCTGGATAACCAGGACAAATTTGTCGGCTGTGCCCAGGCAATTCAGCGGGTGTTAGAGCTGGTGAACAAGTACATTTCCGACAACGAGAAGGAGGAACAAGCCGATGGCTGATAAATCCATAGCCCAGCTGAATGAGGCAGAAAAGGTATATTCCGACAACCTGTTTGTTCTGCATCAGGCAGGAGAAGCCAAGAAACTCAGCGGTAACACCCTGAAAAACTGGCTTCTGGAAATTGCCAACTCCCTTGGCGGCATTTCCAAAATCGAGAAGGTTAGTACCTCCGGCTTGAAAAATACATACCGCATTTACTACGCCAAAGATGGCACTACCACCGATTTCACCGTTACAAACGGTGCTAAAGGTGATAAGGGCGACAATTCCTATACCTGGATTCGGTATACCGGCCAGAAGCCTACGGAAAGCTCTCACAGTTTCGGCACCGATCCGGATGATTGGATGGGCATCTATGCCGGAAACAGCGCAACTGCCCCCACGGACTACATGAAGTATTCCTGGTTCAAAATCAAGGGCGAGAAGGGCGCCACCGGCGATGCCGCTACTGTGAAGAGTAAGTCCGTCACTTATCAGGTGGGGAGTTCCGGCACAACGGCTCCCAGCGGTTCCTGGCTACAGGCCGTGCCCCCAGTTCCACAGGGACAGTTCCTATGGACAAAGACGGATGTCACTTTCAACACCAACGATACTATCACCTGGTACTCCGTAGCCAGAATGGGCATTGACGGGACCGGTGCGGTGAGCACAGTGTGCGGGATAGACCCGGATCGCAACGGCAATGTGGTTCTGACGGGGACGCAGATTCCCATATCCGAAGATAACCCCACCACATATATTTCTACAGCGATTTCCGGAAAGCAGGCGAAAATCCTAACTTCCGGACTTTTGAAAGGGAATGGTTCCGGCGGCGTGTCGGCGGCGGTAGCTGGTACGGACTATCAAAGTCCTGTGAAGGCTGCGACGGTGACACTGTCCGCAAATGCCTGGAGCGGCAATTCGCAGACCATCAATATACCCAATGTGACTGCCGGTAGCCTTGTTACCGTTGCGTCTGTCCCGACTGAGCAGAATCGCACCGCATACCTGGAAGCGGGTGTATATTGCAGTGCCCAGGGGGCAGGTACGTTGACCTTCGTCTGCGAGGATGTGCCCAGTGTCAACCTGAATGTCAATATCCAGATCATCAATCCGTAGGAGGTGTGCGAATCATGATTTTTAATGTAACAGGTGGAGGCGGCACAGGCGGCGCCCTTACCGTCACAGCCCCGGCGAACGTCACGGTGACTGTTTCCAAGGACGGCAAGACAAAGACCAAGAATTCCGGTGCGAGTGGCGTGGTGGTGTTCAAGGGGCTGGAAACCGGCACTTGGACAATCACCATCACCAACGGCACGGACGCGGCAACAAAAACTGTGGAAATCAAGGCGGACTACGAGACGCAGATTGGCTTTTTCTCGGCCACCATCAACGTTACCTACCCGGCTGGCCTTGCGTGTACGGCCACGGACGGCGTGACCACGCTGACGGCACCTGACACCAGTGGTACCTGGACGTGTGTGGTGCCCAATAAGGGGACGTGGACGGTGTCGCTGAGTTCTGGATTTACGGAGAAGGTCACAGTTGCGGTTACCGGCGAGAGCCATACCATTAACAAGTGGTATGTGTACAAGGATGGAGATCAGTATACAGACCTAACCGGGGGATGGGTTAAACAATCAGGAACCGCAAGTATCACCTTTGGAGATAATATGATAACGATTGACTCCAAAACCTCTACAAATCAGCCTAAAGGAAAGGTTCATACCACCAATTCCATTAACCTTTCTGGGTTTACCAGTCTAAAGGCCAATATAACCATCAAACAGTATAATGCTACGGTTAGTTCCGCTAGTGCTGGAGTACATAACTCCAGTGGAAAGGATTTGGCCAGTACCTCCACAAAAAGTAATGCAATTGTATCAGTTGATATCAGTAGCATAGAGTCGTTATCTGAGATTCATCCGTTCTTCTATGAAAATGCGGCTAAGGCTAATTTGTTACAAATGTGGCTGGAGGTGTGACAATGACAATCTACATTGACGCCGATTACAAGTGCTACACCGCCCCTGGGGATGGCCTGACAGCAGTTGAGACGGATGTATTTGACGGGATGTGTGCCGCCTACATCGAAGGATACCGCTTTGTGCCTGCTGGACAGACCTGGACACGCCCGGATGGCGTAGTGTTCTCCGGTGAGATGGTATCACCATGGAAGTCATGGCGGGAGCTGGATAGTGCCCAAAGAGCCTATGAGCAGGAGCAGCTGGAAAGCCTGAGTGCCCAGAATGCCGAGTATGAGGCCGCATTATCCGAGATTGAAGCTGCGCTGGGGGTGACTGAATGACCATCGAAGAACGGAAGCAGAGAATCCTTGCGAAAATCGCAGAAATGAAGGCCGAGGGCGCAGACATGCAGAGTGCGCTTGAAATCTTGGAGGTGAAACCGGATGAAGACGTGGAGTAATGGCGCCAAAAAGCGGTTGATTGAAATCCGTGCCGCCGAGGATGGAGAGCAGGACATGAGAGCCATTGCGGCAGCTATCGCCAAACTTCCACCCGGCCAGCTCAAGAAAATCCTGACGGATGATATCATTGCCATCCTGGCGAAATATGGAGTGGTAATCAAATGAGAACGGCGGCTAAGCTGCTGTGGCAGTTGGGAAGGAGGACAGGCTATGACCACCAAACAGGTGCAGTGTTTGCTTGCCTATCTGGGCTACGACCCCGGCGGGATTGACGGGGTGGACGGTCAGAAAACAAGACAGGCCATCCGGGATTTCCAGGGGGCAGAAGGCCTCGGCGTGGACGGCGTGGCCGGGGAACAGACGGCAATCCGGCTGAAGGACGCAGTATGGCAGGACAGGTTTGCAAAGGACAATATTGTCCCTAGCAGCGGTCAGCCCCCCGATTTGCCCGGCTGGTGGGGAAAATACAAGTGGTTTGCTCCATCGGAATTCCGGTGTCCCTGCGGCAAGTGCGGCGGGGGCATTGCGAAAATGCACGAGGGCATTGTGGCCGAGGCCAACGCCATGCGGGAGTATCTGGGCGTGCCCATCGTCATCGTGCCCCCGGACGGGCACAGCGGCGGCAGCGGCTACCGGTGTCAGGCTTACAACGATAGCCTTCCCGGGAGCGTCAAAAACTCCCGGCACGTTCAGGGCAAGGCCGTGGACATCATCACCTGGGGCGTGCCGGACGAGAAGGTGGAGGAAAGGCTTGCCCAGCGGAAGGCGGAGGGGAAGCTGCGCTACTGGTACCGGATCGGCCCGGGGGCGCACCACATGGACATCGAATAATGAAGGAGGCGGAGATTTGGAAACCATTCTCACGGCCGTGATCGGCGGCGGCGTGACCCTCATCGGGGTGCTGATTGCCAACAGCAAAACCCAGGCGGTCATGAACGAGAAGATCATGGAGCTGACCCGGGAAGTCCGGGAGCACAACAATTTCGCAAAGCGAATGCCGGTGGTAGAGGAGCAGATCAAGGTCATCAACCACCGGATTGAAGACCTGGAAGGATTCCACAAACCGAATTAAGGAGGCTACATCATGTTTGACTTTTTTATTTACACCTACGGCCCCACCATTCTGCTGGCCATTTTGACCGCCGTCTTCGGCGTGCTGGGCTATGGGGCCAAGAAGATCTACATCGGCCACATCAACGATGAGACCAAGCGTGCCATTGCCGCTGCGGCGGTGGCCTTCGTGGAGCAGGCCTGGAAGGCTTTGCACGGTGCGGACAAGCTGAATAAAGCTCTGGAGACTGCCGAGGCATTGCTGAAAAAGAAGGGAATTACCTTCGACGCGGAAGAAATGAAAGTACTTATTGAGGCGGCTGTCGGGGAATTCAACGACGTGTTCAACAGAGCCCAGGAGGGAAAGGGCATCGCTGAGGTACCCCGGAAAATCGGCTATGCGCCGGACGATGACCGGGAGCAGTGCGGCCTGCTGGACTGA